GCAATTGGAGATAGTTCAATGTCAAGTGGTAACCTAAGTGGTTTACAAAATACTTGTGTTGGTTATACATCGGGAAATTCTTTATCAACGGGAGGAGGTAATCTTTTTATTGGAAATGGTGCGGGTAGTTCAGTTACTACGGTGTCAAATAATGTTATTTTAGGATCAAATAATGGTAGTACTATAACAGATAACAACAACATTATCATTTCAGATGGTGGTGGTAATAATAGAATACAAGTTGATAGTGGGGGTAATGTGGGTATTGGAGTTACACCAACAGATGCTCATCAAATAAGTAGAACATCGGGAACAACTCAAGACGCAAAAAACATTCAATTAAGAATAGGTTCATCAACTACATCATTATCACCATATATTAGATTTCAAGGGCAAACATCAAGTTCTGTAAATCGTTTTGCGGACATTCAATTAGATACAGTTAATGATCTATTATCATTTTTTCCTCCATCTCAATATGCAAATGTTTCTTCTGCACTTAACATCTCAACGGGGGGCAACGTGGGTATTGGAACTACTTTGCCCGAACAAAAACTTCACGTAGAAGGAACAATTCAACTTGGAAATACAGAACAGTTAGGTTGGGCTTATGACAACGGTTCTTACTATAATTATATAACTAATAGTTATAATTCAACTGATGGATTAACATATCGTAGCGGTTCTTGGACTAGTACTTCCTCAACAATTTGTCACTCATTTGAAACTTATGTAGGTGATTGGCAAAAAAGACTAGTAATTAGACAAGATGGCAACGTGGGTATTGGAACTACTTCGCCCGTAAGTTTTAATAGTCAAACATCACTTACCATACAAGGCACAAGTATTAGTCGTTTAGATTTAAAAGGTGCAAGTGGTGCGGGGGGTGGAGTTATTTTTGGTTTTGCTAGTGGATTTACGGTTCAAGGAAATTATGGCGTTCCTTTAACCCTTGATGCGGGTACGGGAGCAAATATGCTTTTTAATATAGGTGGTTCAAATAAACTCACCATCTCTTCGGGGGGTAATGTGGGTATTGGGGTGAATCCCGATACAAATAGTAGATTAACAATAAAAGGTTCGGGAGATAGTAGTACAAGCAATTCTATTGCCGTTTACAACTCTACAAATGCCTCTATTTTTACGGTAAGAGATGATGGTGTTGCTACTTTTAGTGGTAAATTATCCGTCAGTAAATCAAGTACTGATTTTATTGCTGAATTTCAAAACACAAACGGAACTAATCCGTATGGAGTACGAGTAAAAGATGCATCAACTCCCGCAAACAATTACCCATTATTTAGTGTATCAAATAGCGGTGGCACGGTGGAATACTTTCGGGTAAATAGTGGGACGGGTAATGTGGGAATTGGACATAGCGGTTATAGTGCTTATAGATTATCAACTAGGGGTGCTACATCTGATGCTACTAATTTTGCTTTTATAGCAGAAAATTTGGGAACTTATGGATTAATTACCGTAAGAAATGATGGGCATATAACAATGAATGCCCTTACTAACGGGCCATATTCAAATGGAGTATCGGGAAGAGATTTAATAATTAATAGTTCGGGGCAATTGGGTACATCTGTATCAATTAGAAAAGCAAAAATTAACATTGAAAACGAAATCGATGTTAGTTGGTTATATAATTTAAACCCCGTAAAATTTAATTACAGAAAAAAAGATAAAAAATTTAATTATTTAAACGAAGCAGAGGAAGAGCAAAGGCACGGATTGATTGCTGAAGAAGTTGAAGAAATAAATACTGATTTTTGTTGGTATAATGTAAATGAGGAAGGAGATAAAACTTTAGCGGGAGTTGATTATAAAATGTTAATTACTCCAATGCTTAAAGCAATGCAAGAACAACAAACCATCATAGAAGATTTAAAAAGTAGAATTGAAACACTAGAAGGGTAAGAATTACCCACATTATTAAAACAAGAGTAAATTATGAAACAAATAGAACCAATTTCAATATGGCAGAACGGAACAACCAAAACTGCCACTCAGTTACAAGTACAAGGTACTAGTGTAACTTTAGGACAAAATGCATCTTTTTATTGGCAATTGCTGACAGAAGAAGGACATCAAGTATCAAGTGGTAACCTCGGAATTAGCGGTGAGCAATATACTGCTTGGGGTGCTGATGATGATTACGTTTATACAATTATAGCAGAGGATTTAAGCCTTGTTATTGTAGAACCATCTGAGGAGGCATCAGCATGAATTTAGAATTAAAGAGATTTAGTTCACAAAATGATTCTACTTTAGGATTACTTTTTGTTGATGGTGAATTTGAATGCTTTGTGTTAGAGGATGAATACAGAGATGTAAAAGTTAAAGGTGAAACAAGAATACCTTGTGGCTCTTATGACATCAAAAAACGAGAAGTACTAAGTGGATTAACCAAAAAGTATAGGGCAAAATTTGATTGGTTTGATTACCATTTTGAAATACAAGACGTAAAAAACTTTAACTATGTATATTTGCATATTGGAAATGACACGTCAAATAGCGATGGTTGTCTTCTCCTAAACGATGGAATAAAATCTAATGCTCATGGATTAAGCCAAAAGAATAACGGCTCAAGCAGTACATCAGCATTTAAGAGATTATACCAAAAGATGAGTAAAAATGAATGTATAACAATTAATATAACAGACAATGTTTGAAAACAAAACAATCACATTTAAGGAGGCAGAGGATTATCACAAAGGTTTAATTATGTTAACTAATGCGGTAGAAGCCTCAGAAAAAGGAGTAGGTTTAGATTTAACCTATAAACTAATACAAGGATTAAAAAAGATTGAGGAGCAAGTTGAATCAATCAATAAGGCTAGGACTAAATTATACGAGGTTTACGGCACTTTAGATGACAAAGGTGTACTTACACCACATGAAGGAAAAGAAGACATTCTAGAGCCTCTAAATAAGGATATGGAAGAGTTCTTAGCCAAAGAAGATGAGTTTAGTTTAATTAAGGATAAAATTAAAGTTGAGGATATAAAACATCTCATATTAAAGCCAAGTTTCTTGATTTTATGGGATAAATATCTTGAGGGATTAGAAGAATATGAATGATACTAGTAAGAATGTAAGAGCGTATATATATGGGTTACTAGATGGAAATGTAACACATGATGCTAGTGCCGTTCCGGTAGTGGCTAAACCAACCGATCTTACTGATTATCCTTACATAGTAGTTCAATCATCTAATTTTGCTGATGATAGTTTAAAAGATAGGTTTTATGGTGTGCATGAAGTAGAGATACAAGTTCACACCAAATTTCCACTAAACTTCGGAGGACAAGATGATTGTGATGACATATCAAATTCAATATTACAATTAATAAGAACTCGTAATGCTACTTCTGATTTTGGTAGTGATACAATGTTTGTATTTAAACAAACTACACAAAGGTATTTAAATGATGATGATGGGCAATTTGATTATTACACCAAATCATTATTCTTTGATGCAGATGTTATAAGCAATAGTTAATGAATGGAAGTAGCTTACTCTTATATATTGATAACGATAAACTTTTATATTCAAAATCTCACAGTTTTTCGTTTAGTGGAGACACGATTGACATCTCTACCAAGTTATCAGATATATCTGCAATTGAGGAAAGCTACTATTGGGAATCTGCAAACTTCAATTGGGAACAACTTGATGAAACTTGGGAAGGTATAACTAGAAGCCAATCAGTTACCGGTTGGAGTGAAAGTATGCCTAGTTTTCGTTCAGCAAACTTTTCTTCTGAAGGATTATATGTAGTAGATGGGATAACCCAAACATGGGACACAACAGATTATTATTGGGAGTTGTTTAATGTAGATTGGGAAGATGGTGCAATTGAACCAAATCCAACAACTACTTTAGATAATTTAGTTATTACCGGTGAAGAAGTTAAATTTGAAATATTAGATAGTAATTTAAATTCTGTATTTGTTGGTAGATGCTATGTAGCTAATTATGAATTGGTGGCTGATAATGAGGGAGCAATGTTTTATAACGCTGATTTTAGCGTAACAAGTGGGGTAGCATAATTATATATATTTTTTTATTTATCTTTGAGTTAAAATTAACAATATGGCTGCAATTAACGGAACTTCATTAACTTTATATATCCCTCAGATAGATGCATCAGCAAATCCAACATCAGCTTGGATACCTATAGGATTAGCTAAATCAGCTAGTTTATCTATTTCTGCTGATACTCCGGATATATCTACCAAAGATAGTAGTGCTTGGACAGAAGTAATGTCGGGTATGAAAAGTTTTAGTATAGATTTTGAGGCTTTAATGGATTTAACTACAGATACGGATGCATCTGCAAACAATTTTAAGCCATTATACGATTACTTTACTAATAGATCAACAATCAAAGTAGCTTTTGGTAAAGATGCAACTTATTGGTATGGAGACTGTATAATTTCTTCTTTAGAATCAAGTGCAGAAGCTGAACAACCGGTAAGTTATAGTGGTTCTTTAACGGGAACGGGTGCATTAACTTATGGAACTGCAAGTCCAATTGCATATCCAAGTTAAATAAAACTTAAATAAAACTTAAATTTCATGGCAAAAAACAAACACAGAGGTACTTGTATCATAGATATAGGTGGTAAAAAAAGAGGATTAGTATTTAATATGAATACCTATGCAATATTTTGTGAAGGTATGGATATTGAACTAGCTGAAATGGATGAGGCATTTGGTGGCAGAAAACAAGCCAAAGCAATATGTTGGTTAATGTATTCCGGATGTGTAGCTTATGATGAGAAAAACTCATCTAATATAGATTATGACATACATGATTTTTACGATTGGGTTATGGACATATCTAGTGAGGATACAGAAAAGGTAATGCAAACAATGGTTGGCTCTAAAACTTTAGATAATGATTCTAATAATGGTATGGCAAGAAATGTTGTTGAATCAACAAAGGATGATGTAAAAAAAAATTAACTACATTCGATGACATATTAGATCAAGGAATAGGAACGTTGGGTTTATCACCCGACGTTTTTTGGTTATTGACATGGGCAGATTTTATTAGGCTACTAGAGGCACACATACACAACCACAATCAACATTGGGATAGGACAAGATATCAATCTACAATGATAGCTAATTGTGCTATGGGTAGGAAGAAAACAATCGCTCCAAAAGATTTGTTTAGGCTACCGCATGATTATGATGGTAAGAAAAAAACACCATTACCTACAAAAGAAGAAGTTAATAAGATTAAAAATAGAGCAATAAAATTACCTATTTAATATTAATTAAATTTGCTACATGGCTGAAGAAAAATTAACGCTGAAAACGTTCCTAGAATCATCTCAATTTATAAAAGGGGCGAAAAAAGTAAAAAATGCATTAGGAAGTATAGGTAAAGCAGCATCTACACTTGGGGCAACTATGACGGGCGCAATGGCGTTAAGAGGTGTTAAGGCAATGACTGATTTAGCGGGTGAAGCTGAAAAAACTGATTTAAGATTTAAACGAGTTTTTGGATCAATGTCTTCTGAGGTTACCATGTTTTCTTCATCATTATCTACTGATTTAGGAAGAGTTAAGTCTGATATAGAATCAGGAATGGTTTCATTTCAAGCATTCTTTCAAGGATTAGGTTTTGGAGGACAGGAAGCTATTAAAATGTCTTCAAGTATGCAAGCATTGTCTCTTGATTTGGCCTCATTCTTTCAGTTACAGGATGGTAACGCACAAAAAAGATTTCTAGCAGCGTTAGCGGGTTCTCCGGAAGTTCTTGATCAGTTTGGTATAAACTTAAAGGAAGCAAGATTAGAGCAAGAGTTGCTCAATATGGGTATTACAACAACCGTTCAAAAAACGGATGAGATGACAAAGACACACGCTAGATTGTCTGTTATAATGAAGGCAATGACTGCTAATGGTATTGTTGGTGATGCTAGGAGAACAATGTTTACTTATGCTAATACATTAACAAGGGCAGAAGGCTCATTGAAGGAATTAGCTATATCAATAGGTGATAAATTCATTCCTTTTGCTAAAGAAATGCTTGAGGTAGTTATTAGTGTCTCCAATGGTATTGATAAGTTATTTGGTGGTGGAACTAAATTATCAAAACTTAATGAAGAACAACAAAAACAATTCCAATTACTAAGCGCTGCATTAATAGATTCAGAAAAAGGAGCCTCTGATTATGAATTAATATTGAATAAGTTAGTTTTAATGTATCCAAAATTTTTGAAAGGATTGGACAGGGCAACTGTAAGTACGGAGGAATTAGAAAAAAGGGTTTCAGAAATTAATGGTGCATTTGAAACTCAACAAAAAATAGTTGATAACGGAATTAAGATACAGGAGTTAAAGGTAGATTTAACAAAAAAAGAAAACAGAGTCTTAGCGCTTAAACAAGAGATTCAGAAGAACATAGCTAATGGGGAAAAGAGGAATCGTGATGGTGAAGTTGAAAGAAACGAAATACTTAAAGAACAATTAACCGGTTCTATTCGTGGGACAAATGCTACTCTAGATTTAGCAGCAGCAACAAAAGAATATAGTGATGCCGTTGCGGAAAATGTAAGATTATTAGCATTAAGGGATGTTGTTTTTGAGGATACTTTTGGCGGGAAAAAGAAAAAAGAAGAAAAACCTCCAAGAAGCGTTCCATTAGCCCCTAGTTTTGGTAAATTAGGTAGTAGTATGCAAATGATTGATTCTATGGCAATTGCCGGTGATATGTCAGAAGAATTAAAGAAAATACCCGAAAATATAGAACCAGTATCAATGCTTTGGAAAGATTATTTTAATCTTGGTGGAATTGAATTTGTAAAAGATACAATATTACAAAATGGTAAATTAATTCATAAAACTTTTATTGATCTTGAAAGTACAATGGCTAATGCTCTTGAAGGATTTGCTAGTAATATGGGACAAGCGTTTGGAGGTGCTATACAAACCGCATTAAAAGGAGGTGCTAATTTAGGTACTGCAATTAGATTAGCAACAAAAGAAGCATTAGGAGGAATGGCTGCTGATCTTGCAGCAAATGCAATGTATTTTGGTATTCTTGCATTAGGTTATAAAGCCGGTATAATAGCTACGGGTGGGGCAACCGGAGCACCCGCAGTAAGTGCAGCAAAATCTGCCGGAATATTTGCAGCCGGTGCAACGTTGTTAGGTGGAGTAAGTGCTGCTATTAGTGGCAAAGGAGGGGGTGGCACGACTCCATCATCTAGAAATACCGGTGGTAGTGCTAACGGAGGTACGGGTGTAGGTGGAGGAACGTTTGAAGATTTTATGGATTCAATAAGAGGAGAACAAGTTTTTAGATTAGCCGGTAATGACTTAGTAACTGCAATTAACAGAACAAATACATTTCAAGGATCAATAGGAGGATAAAATATGGGTTATTATATAAATAAATATACATTAGAATTTGATGACATAATACAAGGAGAGTTTAATGATTATAAATTAGAAATACATAAAAAATATTCAAGTGATACTTCTGATAATGTATATGCTACAGTAACTGCAAATGAAAACATTACTATAGGTGATCCCGTTATTTATGTACAATCCGGAGTTGTTGCTAGAGCAAAAGCATCTACTAGTTCTTTAATGCCACATGTTGGTGTAGCTTATGAAAATATTAATCAAGGTGCATCGGGGCAAATATTAATTAGCGGAATTTTTCCAAATCCTACAAGCGTTAATGCAACGTATTACGTTGGTGAGAATGGCGGTTACACAACTTCTACTGCGGGATTAACAATAATAGATGTAATAGGTTATCAAGTAGCTTATGGCACATTAGTTTTAACTGATGATAATGTACAATTAAAAGGAAATGGAAGTCCAATACAGTTAAATTACAATTTAGTTGAAGATGATATTTTAAGTTGTTTTAGATCAAGTTATTTAGATGTTTCTTTTTATAAAGAAAGTTTATCAGAAGATTTTTCTGAATTATTTATAGCAGAAAATGATAGCTTTAAAGTTTTTTTGTACAAAAATGATAATTTATTTTGGCAAGGATGGTTGGCAACACAACTATTTTCAGAACCATTTGCATCACCTCCATATGTAATAAAATTAAGAGCATATGATGGAATACATTTATTAAAAGATATACCTTATTTTACTAGTACAGATATATTTCAAGCTACATCTAATTTATTTAACGATAGGTATGGATATCATAATATTACTGATATCATAGAAAAATGTATTTACAATACCGGTGTTTTAAATGATGTTTTTTATTACATAAACATAAAAAATCAAGAAACAACAAATTTAACATCTGAATTTCAAAAGAAAACAAGAATACATCACCAAACATTTTTAAATGGAGAATCTGATTCAATGAACATGAGAGAGGTTCTTGAAATTATTTTTAAAAGTTTAGGTGTTACAATTTATCAAAGAGATGGTAATTGGTGTATAATTAGGGTGTCAGAGTTTACTACAAGCAATAGTAATTCTGTAATAAAAAGAAGTAATTGGAGAGCAGTTGATAATCCAACTGATACAAATTATGTGTTAACAACAGAATCATTAGAATCTGTTATAAGCACTAAAGTATCTTCAGAAGTAGATTTTTTTCAAGTTGATAATAGTTCTACATTAACACTTCAATATCCACTAAAAGAGGTTATAGTAGAGCAAGAATTTGATCATAATATGGTTACAAATACAACCATAGATAATGTTAATGATTTAGGAGCATCTGATCCAAGTGGATTGTATTTAATGGATGATTGGCAACCTCAAGGATCAAATATACAAGAGGCAGTTGTTTTAAGAAAAAATGAACCTCAAAGTCAATCTAAAAATTTAAATAAATCATTATTAGAAGCAGATTTGGGGTATGATTCTGTTAAAATAGATCATTGTGATGGATCATTACACTACCCGTCTGATCATGATGTTATAATAGATTCATCTACAATAACCGGATTACGGGCAGAAGCAAAAGCACGTCCGTTAGGTAGAAGTTTAGTTGGTGATCAAGCAATTGGATTGTTGTTTTCACCAAAACTACACGAGGAAGGGACGTTAGTTTATACCGGATTTGGTAGATCGGCTATTGATGAGGTATCTATGATTAACAATACAATACTAAGGTTTAATGAAACTGCGGGTTTATATAATGACTTAATATTAGGTGTTTTAGATGTTAATGTAACGGGGCAAAGTTATGTTGTTAAAGTTTATCAAAATGGTGCTATATTTTTTACAAGTCCAACAATGCCGGCTAGGCTTTTTTCTGATCCAACCGTAGAAATGGGAGGAGGTTCGGGTGCTACCGGTATACCAACTAATTTGACTTTTAAAATGAATTTTAGTGCTATTAGTGATTATACAGTACAAATAGTTACTACCGGAGGTACAATACAAGATGCTCAATGGAAATTAAGAGGATACGAGTCAAATGGTGTAGATATTTGGGGAACTTTATACTATAGTATGTCAAATATAGTTGTTAATACATTTAGTATAAATAACTATCAATATTCAGATATAAATGGTAATGCAATATCGGGTGGAAACATTGGAACTGTTGCTCCAAATATTGACACAAAAGATATAATTTCTACTGCATTTATAAAAAACTTTACTTGCGCTAATGATTTTGTAGCAAGTAGTTTTATATCAAACAGAATAAACGATTGGGAAACATATTCTGTTACTGCAACAAGAAATTGGCAATCAAATATATCTAATTTAAATATTGAGTTACATTTGTTTGGATCGGCTATTGTGCAAGATGAAAATGGGGCAAAACTTTCTAGTCCTTATTACGATGTTTTTGATGTTAGTTATACTGATATTAAATTATTGCCGGTTGTTACTGATTCTAAGTTTGTACCAAAAAAACAAGAATATGTAATTTCACAACCAAGTAATTTTAGTAATAAAAAAACATTAGAAACTAAAATTGGTTCGGCATTATTTCAAACCGGATATAATAGATATATAGGATTTGATTCAACCACCTCAACGACTTTTGAGAAAAGTTGGACAAATTGGACAGATAGTAAATTTACTTCTGTTACTATGCAACATTTATTAGCATCATGTTATATGGAATTATACAGAATACCCGTAAGAAGAATTGATGGAACACATTACGGTAATTATAAATATGGTGATAGATTGGTTTTAAAAGTTAATGGATCAACAGATACTTTAAATGGTTCTCAAGGTAAATTTTATCCAATGAAGGTTACAATGGATTTAAAAATGGCTAGAACAAGTTTTAGTGGAGATGATTTATTAGACAATACCGGAACAGATTGGCAGACGGGATTAACTAAAACAATTAAGTGGATTGGTGAAAACGATATTACCGAAACAGAAACTTTAACCTAAAATATTTGCAGTTGTAAAATCTATTATATACAATTGTAGGGTTAAACATTTTTTAAACAATAAACAAGCATATATGACAAAGACAAGTAAATCTCTAAACGAGAAGTTATTTGCTTTACAAAATGAGATAGGTGCTATTAGTAAAGATGCTAAGAATCCTTTCTACAAAAGCAAGTACTTTGACGTTAATTCATTAATTAAACAACTACAACCATTACTCCAAAAGCATAGATTATTGCTATTACAACCAATAGAAGAAACGTTGGTGTATAGTAAAATGATATGTATTGATAGTAATGAGTTTGCAGTTAGTTGTATGAAATTACCGGACATACCCGATCCTCAAAAGATGGGTTCTGCGGTAACATATTACCGTAGGTATACTTTGGGTTCATTGTTAGGATTACAATCAGTTGATGATGATGCAAACCTTGCTAGTAGCGTTGGTAATAGTAGTTCCAATAAACTTCCAAAGGATAGATTTGATAAAGCAATTAAAGCATTTAAAAGCGATCCCGAAGGAGTTAAAAAAGAGTTGAGGAAGTATGTATTGGATGCTCCTCAGTTAACCATTTTAAAACAAAACAAAATAGATTTAAAATAATTATGGCTGATTTATATTTAGGTAGTTTGAATATCGAAGCGATTGAAAAACTAAAAAGCAAAGCGTATAACAACAAGAATTTAAATGTTGCTATATGGGTAAATAATGATGTTGATCCAAATGATGATAATGAAAATTGGAAAGCAATTAGCATATCACATGGTAATAAAAAACAAGGTGAAGACGTTGTATATCTTGGTAATGCAAAGAAATTTGTTACTCAAGAAAAAGTGCCATTTTAATGTTTGAAATAAAGAAGGTTATACCGGATTTATCAAACGAATTATACCATTCAGTAGGAGCGGGGATTATATCCTCCTCCTTTTTGAAAGGTGTGTATAAACATAGCGTAAGAAAAGCTAAGATACCTTTAGAGCCAAATGATGCTTTAACGTTTGGTTCTCAATTTCATGACATATGTGAATTGGGTAGTAAAAAGTTTCAGAGCAAATACTCTGTCATTCCCGAAGAGAATAGTAATAAAAGAACTAAGGCTTATAAAGATTTTATCAAGGACAACAAAAATGCCATTACAAAGGCTGATAGTGTTAGAATAAATAAAATGTTTGATAACTTAAATAGTAATGAATTTTATCGAAGCCTAGAGGATAATTATGATGTTCACGCAGAGCATTCATTTTATGCAGAAAGAGATGGTTTAGATTTTAGGATACGTCCGGACAAACATTACTCACATGAGGGTGAAATATTATATGTTTGTGATTTTAAAACTACTTCTGATTGCAGTACTTTTAAATATGACATAACTAAATATTCTTATGATTTACAAGCAGTTTTCTATTCGGATGTACTCGGTATTAATCCGTCTGATTTTTACTTTATCGCTATTGAAAAAACGTACCCGTACACATGCCAAGTGTTTGGATTATCGGATGATTCAATACGAAGAGGTAGAACCAAAATGGATATAGCCATAGGTAAAATTAAAAGAGGTGAACAATCTCTTGGTTACGAATTAGTAGAGAGAGTATAATGTTATTAAAAGATTATAAAAAAGTATTACCAAACGATGTGTACATATTTGGTAGTGGCTCATCTTTGGACTTATATGCCGAAGATTATTGGGATGGTAAGTTTACTGTTGGAGTAAATAAAAGCTATCAGTTTGATAAGCATTTAGATGCAGTTGTATTGTCTCATAAAACTTATATAAAGGACGTAGAACAAAATTATTCTCACTTAGACTTGTTTGTATCTAGATATGATTCAACGCACGTTAAATACGGTTTTAATAAATTTAACGATGCAATAACATATGTTTATGATCATTACGAAAACACCGGATTTGATATTATACCAAAAATAGGGTTAATGGATAAGCCGGAAGATAATAAAGTTATTACATGTGGTGATACAGTATGTAGAGCGATTGGTGTATTTGTATATCTTGGAGCAAAAAATATATGGCTAGTAGGATGTGATGGTGTAGGTAATCCGGAAAACAAAATAAACAGAAAGGATTATTACCCTAAAAACGTAAACATTAATGCTACCGTAGGACATGCTACAAGAAGTATGAAAAGTAAAATATATCTAAGAGATAATCTAAAAAAGTACGGGATAAATATTAAATTTTTAAAACCATGAAAATAGATTTATTAACGGTTTATATAAATGAAAAAGATTTTTACGGATTTGATATATTATCTGTAAATTCAAAGTGCTTGTTAAGCATTGCTTATGACAAGTTTTTTAAAAGGATACAAATAGAAATATTTTTTAAGCCTTTGTATTGATGAGAAAACCAAAGACAAGGAATAATGGCTCAATGACAGAGGCAGCGTTCTTTGGTTGGTTGCGTTCATTGCTTAGAAATAGGTACATGAGGGGTTGGAAACCTCACAATGAAGTTGCTAAAAATAATCGTAGGGCAATAACATATAAAAGCAGATCAAAATGGGAATACCAATGCGCTGATTGCGGTAATTGGTTTTTAAGAAAAGAGATTGATATTGATCACATAAACCCATGTGGTACATTAAAATCTTTTGAAGATTTATCTGAATTTGCTAAGAAATTATTTGTAGAAAAGGATGGATTGCAAGTATTGTGCAAACCTTGCCACAAAAACAAGACATATGACAATGAAATTAATTCACCATTACTTTAAAAATTACAAAGAAGACAAAATTGTTGATCTAGTAATTAAAGATAATAGAGTATACGCTATAAATAAATCAACAAAATGTAAACATATTTTTGTTAATTCAGAGGAAAGTATTAAGATTACAAACAAAAAGGATTTAGAAAAAGTTAAAGATTACATTTATGACAAGAACAAGTTTTAAACATAAACACCAACCAACCAAAGCATCATTGATTTTATTTGATAGTTTGATACATAAAAGAATAAATCAGTATGATAGCTTGGAGGAGGCTTACCATATGAATAGATATGATTGGATGGCTAAAACCAAATGTTATTTGCCAACAACTTACAATGGATATAGAGCAAAAGTTAGTAAAATGACTCGAAAAAAGTTTACGGGTGTTAAGGCAAATAGACTAGCTAATAACTTAGTTAATTTCTATAGAGAATTACAATCATGATTGATTCATTTTTAGAAAATATTGATCATTTACATGATTTGGTAGTGATTAAAACTAATATACCAAAAGGTGTAAAAAAGGATGTTGTAATGCGTATTCGAACAATGAAGAAAAATCTTGTAGAATATGTAGAAAGTAATGCATTAACTGATGTTGATGGTGTAAATGCTGATAAAGCAGATTTTTGGAGTTGGTTGAACAGTAGTAATAGTGCTGAAACAACTTTTATAAAAGAATACGATAGGATATTTAAATGGAAGAGAGGTTGGGTAAACACTTGGACGGGATATTCAAATGAAGGTAAGTCATCTTGGTTGTATTTTATTTTGTTAATAAAGCTATTACAAGATAAAAATGCGAAGGTTGCCATATTTAGTCCGGAAAATTATCCTAGAAATAGATTTGTAAAGGATTGGGTTAAAACTATGTTGGGTTATGATCCAAAAAATAGCACAAAGGCAAAGTGTGAGAAGATGATAGAGATGTTTGAGGATAGGTTATTTTATGTTTATCCATCATCACATGATATTGATTCTATTGAAAATCAATTTCAAAATCTTGTTAAACTTCATCAAGTAAATATTACTGTAATTGATCCTTACTTAAAAATTAGTAAACCTAGTGGAGTAAATGATTTACAGTATTTAACATCATTTGTTAAAAGGCAAGAAGTTTTTGCCAAACAAAATAATGTAAGTCATCATGTAGTTTATCATCAACTAACACCACAAATGGATGAAAGTGGTAATTATGTTCCGGTTGATATGTATAGGATAAAAGGTGGAGGTAGTATTACTGATGGTTCTGATACTGTTAGTTCTGTACAACGTCCTTATAGAAAAACGGATGCTGAAGATAAATCAGTTGTAATAACAACACAGAAGGTAAAAGATTTTGATTTGTTTAGTGACGGGTATTTACGGATTGAATATCATTTGAGTAAAAATAGATATTTTTTAAATGGAATTGATATCTTTGAACAAGCTATGAAGAATAGCGAGTTCAAGACTGAACTATTTTAATATGAAAACGATAATAACGATACTAGCGTTGTTAAGTGCAGTAGCTGCACCGAACGCAACATTAGAGAATAATTACGATACATATTACTCTATAGAATACGATGATGCACCATCAATAGATTCCCTCCTCCAAAGTATTATAAAAGTTGAATCAAATGGCGATTCATTGGCGGTAGGTGATAAGCACATGAGTACACCAAGCATAGGTTTACTCCAAATTCGTAGAGTAATGGTAGATGAAATTAATAGGATTCTCAGAAAACGTAATGATACGATAAGATATTTTTATTCAGATAGGTGGAGTGCGTCTAAATCAATAGAAATGTATTACATATGGAAAGGTTATCACCATAATGAATCTAGTGATGAAGTAATAGCTAGAAATTGGAATGGTGGTACATATGGATATAAGAAAGTATCCACAGTTAAATATTGGGCAAAGGTTAAATCTAAAATGTATGGGAGTAAGAAAAGCGTTTGAATTAAACATTAATATGTTAGAAGAGATTTTAGATGTATTAAATGATGAATACGAACAAATAGAATATGTTGACATATCAGATTATAACAACAAAGAAAAGATAATTGCAAGGTTAATTGAATGTATGTTAAGTTTTAATGAGGATATACACAATGAGATGATAGAAGATGAAATATATAAAATATTAAGCGATGATTAAAGGATATTATCCCCCAAGAGACATTGAAGGTTATCTAGTTGATAACTTATTAGATGTACCAAAAGAATCTGAATTGATTGATTACAACGAGTTTTATAGGTTGTTTAAAAATAAAAAAACGCATTACATATATAAAATTAAAAAACCTAAAAGTCCATTATCAAATTTAATGAGCAAAATTCTAGATTAACACATATGAGAAATTGGACATTACCCACCTACAAACCAAAGGTTACAGAGGTTGAATTTAATGTTAAGAACATACCTAGACAAATTACTCAAGGTATTATTATTAAAGCAGACAACGAGGATTACAATAAAAAAAGCATAGCACATGCTTACATTCATTTAAATGGTGAAATAAAACTATGTTTAGATGACAAAATGATATCGGAAAATGATAATTACTTAGTAATTAAAGTTCTTGTAATAAATAGACGTGATAACAAAACGGAAGGATTAAAACAAATAATTTCCGGAAGTGATTATCTTAAAGCACCTCAATTAGATGCAATAGCATGGTTATGTAGAAAATGGTGTGTTGAATATTATACTGATAATATAATCAACGAGGCCGGTATAATGTTTCCTATGGATTTGTTAACAAAATATGTTCGTAACGAAGGTTTTACTAAGTATCAAGAATAAATAATGAAATTAGGCAAAGCACAGAAACATAACATGATTATTGCTTTAATGGCATTATTCTCTTTCTGTATTGTTGTTTTTTCAATTTTAACAATAGTTTATTATGCGGTTTTTAGTTATAATTAAATCAAAGCAAAGTGGGGTTTCTTATCATAGGCTAATTAAGCCTTTTGAGAAACTAAAAGAAAAGGGTTGTTCTGTTGACATTGTTAAAACTTATCACGAGCAAGAAATAAATAAATCTGATTACGATTATTTAGTTTTCAATAGAGGACTAGGATATAACTATGAAGATTTGGCTATAATTGATGAGTTTAAGAATGAAGGGGTTAAGATTATCATGGACATAGATGATTATTGGGAACTTCCGGAACATCATCCAATTAAGTGGAGGGAGGATATTGATTACGATATGTGGAGGGGAAGTATAGTAGCTAATTTAGCTTTGGCTGATTACATATGGACGTCAACGGAATGGCTCAAATCTAAAATAGAAAAACTTGTACCTAATAAGCCAATTGCAATAGCTAGGAATGCAGTAGATTATTATGATGAAGATCAATGGAGTAAGGCACAGAGTAAATCTAAACACAATGATAAAGTTGTTGTTGGGTATGCCGGTAGCACAACACATTACAAGGATTTAGATATACTTAAATCACCTATAAGAAGAATAAACTCTAATAAGATTTTAAAAAATAAAACAGTATTTGGTTTGTTTGGTGTTGATCATATGTCAAATTACGGAATAAAAGTTTGGCAAGAGCAAATAAATATATTTACAACCAATGGTAGAAACACTAACTATCAATTAGAATCCGGTAGATCAGTTTATCAATATGCATCTTTTTATGATGAGATGGACATATCAATAGCATCTGTATTGGATAATGATTTTAACAAATGCAAAAGTGAACTAAAGATTATAGAAGCCGGAGCAAAATATAAACCATTCATTGGTACAGATATAATCACATACAGTAGAACTAACGCTAACATAGATTTGTGTACTACAGAGGATGATTGGGTAGAATCAATAAAGGAATTGGTTTTAGATAAAACATTAAGAACAGAACTAGGGAAAGAGTTAGGTGAATACGTTCGGGATGAATATATAATTGATAAAGAAAACGAAATTAGATTAAGTATTTTATGAACCTAGGAGAATACTCTGAATCATTATTTACTACAATATGCATAGGAAAGGGATACACCGTTTCTAAGCCATTTTATTACGAGACAAGGTATGATTTAGTCGTTGATGTAAATAATGTCTTACAGAGGGTTCAAGTAAAGTCTACGGATCATGTGCGTCCGAAAGACAATCAATGTCAAGTTAGAGTAAATTATAATAAAGAGGAGGTAGATTGGTTTGCTATTTATATAAATAAAACCAATGATTGGTATGTATTACCAATAGATGTTGTTGAAGATATTAAGCAATTCTCAATAAAATTAGGTTATAAGTCAAAGTACGATATTTTTAAAAATAATTTTGGATTTGTCAGACATGGTTTTTAGATTTGATTAAATATCAAATTTTAATAGCAAATACATGGATGATACATATAATTTAAAAGAACTGTTTGAGGGTTTAAATCCTAAACCTAAAACAAAATGATTTGTTTGAATTGTAAAAAAGAATTTACTTCTAAAGTAAAGAAAAAGTTTTGTTCAGTTGAATGTAGAACAATACAAGCATACAAGAGAAAACAAATAAGAAGAACTAAACCAAATTCCCTTGACGTGGATAAAATAATATTAAGTCATGATCCTAGTTTAGTTGTTGAAGATAATGATTGGGTATTTTCTGAATCATTAACTGATTGGTGTAGATCAAGTAAAAGTATTACTAGAAAAAAAGATAGAGATAGATATAGAAATAGAAAAAAATGAAAAATAAAAAACACAAACAAAACATGTACGAAATGTTATTGAGTCATGTACAAGCTAAAAAAACTAAGGCTTTATTAACGTTAGATTTACTATGTGATAATCCCGCCGGTATTGGCGATCATTCAACAGATGATTTTTACAATAACGCTATAGATGCTATAGAGAAGTTAACTGATGCTCATGATCAATTAATGACTATAAAAATTTACTTTGATGTCGATAGTTAAAGATTATTTTGTTTTAAGTGAAAGTAGATATGGTAAAAACCTCATTATGTTTTGTAAAACTATTGATGGAGTTTACGCATATAACCATGATAAGGTTTATGATAACCACATAAAACACTTAGAAACATTAGATTGTTGGGGCAAATACAAAAGATATACAAAAACTTTTGGGATTCCTCATCCTTTCTGCTTAGATTGTACATTAATAAGTAAAACATAAACACAAATATTATGAAAAAGCACATTAAGGGGTATACGGTGGTTAGTTATGTAGTTGGAATATTTTTTGTCCTAATTTCAAACGCATGTTCCTATAGCGGTTATGCTACAACTTCTGTTAGTAAAAATCCGAATATAATTGATGCACAATCTCATTTAGATAATTATACTGTTATTAGAGTAAAAAGGCATGATCCAATTAAATTAAATTACAACAATATTTCTCCTTACAATAACAGATTTAATAACAATAACTGTAGCAGAAATATTAACTGCAAATGTGACAAACATTAGGAGCAAAAAACTTTTCTTTTTTTTTGATTTGAATGATTGAAATATTCTAGGAGAAATTCTAGGATATTTTTTTTATTTTTTTTTTATTTTTTTTCTAAAAATATTTTTTTTAAAAAAAGCTATCTATAGCAAAAAAAACTTTGGGGCAAATTCTCGGAGCAAATTTTCGGAGCAAACGGGGCAAATTTTCTGACACAGAGTTGGAAATAATAGTTATTAACATTTTGTGATTTTACCCTTTGTGGAAAACTAATAATGACATTTTATAAAAAATTGTTTTGAATTTTGCGTTTTATTGATTATTCGCGCGGTTCAATATCTTAGAACAGTTTAAACCGGCATTATAAAATAAAGTAACAATTATTTTGTTTTTTGAATGTGTTTAAATATACTTGCTATCGAATAACGGCAATATTGCCTTAATTACTAACACAATTAGCAAATACTAAAATTACTAGCACTATGAAAAATACAACTGGAACACCTACAAAAACACAATTATTTAATCAGTTAAAAGATAGAAATCTAAGATTTTCATTTATTAAAATGGGTATTATTAATAGTATTAAAGTTGCATATTATGCAGAAACCCTAAACGATTTTAAATGTAATTTAATCCATGAAATGGACAGATTAAAGCATATAAAAGAATTGGATAACAAGGGATGTTATGAAATATCAGAACACAATTGCAATAAACGTTATGTTTATTATTTGGGTGAAAAACAATATTATAGATCATCCAAAGTAATACATCAAATTAAAAGCCTTTATTTAATGGCTAATTACATGGGTTATAATATATTACCCCGTATTGGCGGACATGACTTAATCGCTAAATAAATAGATTAACCTAAAAAATAATATTATGAAAATTTCAAAAAAAAATCAAGAAATATTAAACCATTTAAATGGTATCGAAATAAATTCTATTAAATATGAAGGCATTGTAGGTATACGCAAAGACTACAATAACATCCATTATGTGATTCAATACGGTAAAATTATTGATTGGTTAACTACTAACAATAAGATTAATAATCTTTGGGACGAATATATATTTGATGAATTATAATAAATAGAGATTAACTGAGGATGGGTTCAATACTCGAAACACGGCAATTAATTGCCGTGTCTTAATCAAATTTTAACATAAACAAACAAAACAATGAATAATCTAAATAATGATACATTTAACACATTAGAAGAAACCGGAACGAATTACACGGTTAACAAGCTACCACTTTACGCAATGAATGAAAAGACGTTTGAATCTATGCAGACAAACTCATTTGGTATTTTTCGCAATGATTCCGGCGCATGGCTCGGGACGGTTGGCGAAAGATACACCACTATTCAAAACAAAGATTTAGCAGATATAATAGTTAAGATTAAAAATGAATTTGGTGGTAAGATTCGCGGGGGATCCTTTAAGAATGGCGCAAAGGTTTACTATCAAAATAGCCTACCGGATCACGTTATAAATGAGCATAAGATTAAAAGATTTATAACTTCTTTGAATAGCCATGACGGTAGCGGTTCGGTTTCGTTTGGCGCATCTAATACGGTTGTAATTTGTGACAATCAATTCCATTACATGTCGAAAGAACTTGAATCTTTCCGGCACACGTCCAACGCTGAAACACGCTTAAAATTAGCGGTTGA